TATTACTCTAAGCTCCGCGGCCACGAATGCGTCTGGTCCCGCTGAGTACATGATTCAAAGAGGACCTTCCAGCGGAACTGTCTTAGGGGCCGGCATCAACACATCAAATATTATGATATTTCATACTACAAACGAGACTGCTAGCCCGGGTGGTGGCAAGACGGGTTATGTATGGATGTCTTCAAGCAGTAGATTAGGCATGTATTTGGATACTACGACTAATCGTTTGGGCATAGGGACGACGAATCCACAAAACACCCTCCATGTTCAGGGAAGTACTCTCATGACGAATGATACAACATATAACACAAACGGGTCAACTGGATGGTACAACATAGGTCTCTGGGATTGTACAGCCGCTCAAAACGCGGGAGCCCACTTGAAGCTCAGGATATTAGGGTGTTATGGATATAACGGTGGTAACGTCACCGGAACGCAGGCTGGTGGAGAAACTACAATTTATCTTACTAATTTGAATAATGCTAATACTGGCGTCGTGAATGTCGATGGCTGGTGGAAACACGAAGGAGGAACCACTATGTTCACAAGTGTAAAGGTGGTCTCGGCTGGCGGGAGTCGTTTTAAGTACAATATATGGGCCTATATTCAGGGGAATACAAATCATGCTCTTAATGCCGAGACAACGGCCGGAACAATCTGGACGAGTCAACTCACCGGGGGCTCGGATCCGGGTGCCAATAGCGCGACCGTTCAGCTCATCGTCTTGAGCACTGTCGCAGTCGGTACAAACGTCGGCATCGGGACAAACAACACCCAGTTTGGTGCTTATAATCCCGCAAAACTCGTGGTCGCAGCAGATGTCACGCTCAATGCAGGCAATTATGCCGGAGATGTTGGGTGCCAAATCCAGTGTACAGGATTGACCCTGACTTCTAAACGACTCGCGCTTATGTACGATACGACCAATAACATAGGCCTGATACAGGCACAGGTCGCAGGGACTGGTAACAGTTCCTTGTGTCTGAACGCGGCCGGGGGAAACATCGGCATCGGGACGACGAATCCTGGGAACACACTTGATATAACTGTTGTTTCTGCTGCCCCAGCAACGGCCCGCGTCTTTGCAAATAGTGATGCGATCTTTTTATCCGAATGTACAAATTCAACAAATTATGCATATTACAGATTAAAAGTCGCAAACTCAGGGACGGCCTTGTTTGGGCAGGTTATATTAAACAACTCTGGAGAACTTATTTTGTCTGCAAGTTCTGGGTACTCAACAGGTCAGAAGCTGGTACAGGGCAGCAGCGCCTGGGCCGCAGTTTCTGATGCTCGCGTGAAAAATATTATTGAGCCAATTTCAAATGCCCTCATAAAAGTTGAACAAATTAATCCGTGTATTTATTCTCTTAAAGAGGATACCACAAACAGGCGCAGAGTAGGAGTCATAGCTCAAGACGTGTACAAAGTCTTGCCAGAAGCTGTTAATGGAACCCCCGATTCTGAAGAAATAATGAGTGTTGGATACACTGATCTCATACCTCTTACAATTCAAGCCATCAAAGACCTCTTGGCCAAGAACTCGGCGCTCGAGGCCCGACTCGCCGCCCTGGAGGCAAAACTCGCGTAAATAAGTTCTACGCCTTTTAATAGAAATGGCCGCCAAGGAGATTCTCCTTTATGGTAGCTCACAGAGCAGAGATATGACTCTGTATCCTTCAGGGAACTCGTACACCATCTTTTTGTCGAGTCCCGTGAAGAATATAGAACGTGTAGATTTAGTTAGCGCTCGGGTTCCCAACTCGATGTATAATCTGACGAATGGCGTGAGTTGCCTGATCATAGGGGCCACTACAGTCAGCCTCAACCCTGGCTTCTATGGAGTCTATGACATGGCGACTGCCCTGACCAACACTGGTCTTGTCACTGTGACCTATCTCACCTTTGAAGGAAAGTTTATTTTTAGTTCAGGCAGTGCCTTTGGAGTAAAGGTAAATTCTGGTGAACTTTCCAACATCCTCGGAATTCCAGTAACTACAACAGCCATTGCTGCAGCAATCGCTGGAACAACCTGGCCGACCTATTCTGGTCAGTATATCCTGACGTCCAATTCAGTTGTCAATACTTCATTCGGTGAGCAAGTATTTCTGGATATTGATGAGCTCAAGACTCCGCGGCACGTATTCACGGGTGGGCTACAGTACGTGCAAATGCAGTCGGGGGCTAATAAATATACTACGCAGCTCACAGCGGGTGATGGTCCGAGCCGAGCCTTTGCACCTATATCCCTTGATGTCAATTCTGGAAATATCAAAAACTTTCATGAAAATAAAGATTATAAAATTTCTGTTTTTTATCCAGAGCCGATAAACTCCTTGCAGAGGCTTACTATCAGGTGGGTAGATATACACGGACTTCCCCTAGTATTTAACGGACTCGAGCAAAACTCTTTCATTTTGCGTCTTCACGTGCGGGCCAAGGTTATGGAACCAACTGAGGAAGAGAATGAACTCGAGCGCCGTGTTGCGGAGCTGGAGATTAAACGGTTTATTGAAGATGTGGAGGACAAGGGGCCTCCTCCACCTCCTCCGCAGAAGACCCGCTATGGCAGGTGGACTGTTGTTTTGCTGGCCCTTCTCGGGCTTTTAGGGTATGTAGTGTACAAGAGATTTATTCAGCCAAACCCAGTTGGCGAGTTTGGCCCAGTCATCTAGCGAGTCACCGCGTATACCTGGCCTGGCTTGTTGATGACAACATTGCGAGCCGTCGCCTTGATGATCATATACATCACCACCGACAGCAGGGTCGTCAAGAGGGCTGTAATCAGGAAGAACTGGGTGGTATCCTTTGGTACCTGGACTAACATGGCCACGATGGCTCGTACAAAATCGAGCCAGCTGAGTGAGGCTGTCAATGCCAGGGAACCCACGATAGCATTAAGTGCGAAAGACTCCACCTCGACTGCAACGGCACTGGCCATTTACTGTATGACGAGGAAAATTATTTAAATGCAGCAATACCTAGACCCACGACAGACAGTGAGGTGGTGACGAGTAGGACCTTCTCGCGCCAGTCCTGGGCGCAGCCACACTTCTGGCGCTGAATGGTCCAGAGTGAACTTGCCAATGCGAAGAAGGCGACGAGGCCAAATAGTCCTAGTATCTTTGTGATGATAATAGGTGGCTTGAGCATAAATACCACTAGTGGCCAAAGGAGGGACAAAAAGTACCAATATTTGAGAACCTTGCGCCGCCAGTCATTCGCACATGGGCAACCCGTCCTCTCGAGATTGAGAATCCAGCTAAGAGCCATGATGTTGAGAAGAGCCCCCATGATGGCTACACTCGGATGAAGCATTATACTATGGCCCTAGAATTTTCACTCAGAGTCATAATCAGACTCGTCTGGCTGAATGGTTGAAAACTTTTTGAATAAATCATCTTCATCATCAGAGTCGCTCAATTGAAAAATACTAAATTTTGTTTTTTCAAATGGGCGGGGGTCCCTGATGACTGCGTAGACGTCCACGCCTGGATAGTATGGCTCGAGATAGCCATTGGGGTCTTCAGCCTCCATCTATTATTTTAAATACTTTTCTAAACTAATTATTTGGCGCGCCTCAAGGCAGATACACTATATATCCATTGTCCCCCTTTCCGTCGAATAAGTTTTTGATAGTCTTGAAACCGTTAATTTCCAAGAAAGTATAGTGTCTGGCCCATATAGTCAAGATTCTGTCAGATGGTCTTCTCCAGCTAGGCATTGGTTTCAGAAAGAAATCAAAATATTGATTTTTTATTCTACCAAAGTTTATTGATCCAGCGGGCTTGGGGTTTTCAGGGTCGAGTGAGAACGAGTACATGTAAAAGGGGCGTTGAGGTACACGTGTATGGTAATCCAGAAACTGAGTAGTTCCTAGGTAAATATTTGTGGCCCATAGAGGATCTACACGGCGGACTCCCTCTAAATATATACCCATAGAGTTGAGTTGATTTATATTCGAATAAGTATTTGACCAGTACTGACTACTCGTTCCGCCCTGTGCAGTATTAGAATAATCAAACCAGTAATCTGGTATTATTGACGAACTGTTTCGTATTGTAAAAAATAACTCCTTCACTGGGTGGAGAAAGTCGGTGACGCACCTAATATTTGCACTCTGGTTCGTAACGACAAATTGCGACATTTGAACACTTTCTCCCAAGTAGATAACAGGTCCCCTATTTTTGATAAAGTTCTTCTCTGGTTCGCTCAAAACTACAAATTCTGTATAAAAATTAAATTGCATCGTTTGAATGAAGGATGGAATTGAAGAACCGCTCAAAAAATCAGAAGGAGGATTGAGAGAAACCCTAAAACTCATGTCTGGTACGAGAGGGAGCCCGTGCCTGAGGCACTGAAATGGGAGTGGTACGGTAAATTTGAAAGGGGTCGTCGACCAGTTTGAAGGAACAAAGGTACTTGAGGGAGTCCCGCCTCCAATAATCTGGGAAAGGGCTGCTTGCTTGCTCGTTGGGATCTGGCACTCCTCAAGAAGCCCTATATATTCGCCCCATAGCCTCTCTACGAGCTCCGTCCCTGAATAAAGTTCTACATAGTTTATCATAAGAATTCCCGCCTGCGCATTGAAGGCAATGCCGAGATTTGTTCCAAAAGTGAACGCCAGATACATGGCCGTCATGAGATCTCCGTTGAGAGGTATTTCAGTAGATACTTCATATCCAAATGTAGGAGCATTCTTAAAAGGAACATCTATGACCCGACTCGCGTATAGACCCTGTGCTGGGTAAGCCTCTTTAAAGAAGGTTATGTCGGGTTTACCTGACAATATGATATCTTCTTGTCCGAGCTGAGACAAAAGTTGACGTCCAGCCATCTACTATTATTGATACATAATTCCAGACAGCCCATTTTCAACACGGAGAATATTGTAGTTTGCTGCAATGATGCGTATCTCCTTTGTAGCTAAAGATGTTAATGTTGGTAATGTAAATTGAATATTCTTTTGATATATTCGACTCATATTAACTGAGCCAGTTGGCCTGGGATTGATTGGGTGCCTACACAAGGGAATCACGTGTATATTACGGGTAGGCTTTCTTTCGTACTTTTCTATAGGACCGATGTATATCATAAAATTGTAATCCATCGTACTTGCGTCAATATAGTCTTCCCCATTGAAATTTAAGGATACTCCTATACTCGTATCTATATCATAAACATATGGGTTATCAGAATTGTCCTGTATAACGAAATAGAGCTCGCGAACAGGTCCTATGAAATTCAGGGGGAAAGTAAGACCAGCATTCAAGAGGAAATTATTATATTGAAATTGTTTTATTATATATTCCTGACGATGACTCTGAAACCATCTAATCTCTGGGTCAGATAAATAGGCATAGTCTACAATAATCGAAGATGTGATGGCGGCTGGAGACGCCTGCACACCAGGCTGCACGAGTAAATCCTGATAATTATTAAAAATAACCCATATCTCTAGGTCCTGAAGGCCAAGTGCGCATATAGGCAATGAAAGTTCAGCCGACCCGTAAAAGAAGAAGGGTAAGTTTACGTAATAGGTTCGTGGATTGTATACGATCGAGGTGTCATTCTTCCCCGTGAGCAGAGTCAATCCTGGCTGATTTTCTTGCGGAATAAATAAATCATTATATATTTCAATCATCTCGCCAGTCAGAGTCTGTACAGACTGACCACCGATTCGGAGTTCGGCACTTTGTACTAGGTATGTGCCGACCGAATCGACATAAGAATAAGATACTGAACTTCCTGTACTAGTCATGCCAAGTACTGTAAAGTATGTATTTGCGGTAACATTCGTGTAATTTTGACCAGTTTGAGTACCAGTGAGTCCGACCCTGATCTGGTAATTATTTGCAGCTGCAGCCGCTGTAGAAATGGGTATTATGAGATCTGTAGTGTATCCTCCCTGTAGTCCCACGGGGAGAGTCCTAGATGCCACAAGGGCCGCCTGATCCGCGTTTGCAGGTAGGAGAGATGCAGCTAATATACTATCAGATGCCGCCGACCAAACTGTTACGTTTGATACATATGCGTTACTTGTCTCTACATAAGCTCCTATCCTGTACTGCGAAACATTACTAAAACTGAGGTTGCCTCCAGCAGTGACTGAAGTGTGGTACGAGTTTCCATAAATATTAGAAATTGAATAAAGATTTATATTTGAAGTACTTATTTTATAGTTTGTAGAACCCGAGATATTTGCCCTCATGAGGAGACCATTCTGCCTAAAATCATTTTGTTGAGAAATTTTTGTAAAAGTATTCGAACCAAAGTATTCAATGCTAAAAGTTGTGGGAGATATGGCATTTCCCAAGGCTGCTCCGTCATTTGTGGAAACAATTATAGAATAATTATTTTGTCCAGGACTCGTGACTTCAACGGGCAGAGTGAAGTTGACGCTAGGACTTGATGATTGAGGACTATTCCATTGGGACACTACGTTGGCCAGACCGAACTTGTTGAGACCCGTGAGTTGCTGCTCAATAAGGGCTACGGAGCTAATGGTATTTGCTGCATTTACAGAAAGAGAGCCATATATATTATAAAGACCCGTTGTCCCGAATGCAAATGTGTTGCTCAGCGTATTTGCAGTAATCTGCTGGGTTATTCCTATGCAAGCGAGGTTGGAAAATGGTAAAGTATTGTTAATTATTGCAGAGTTGGCCCCAACAGTCCAAAACTCGTTCAAGTCTTCTACAAAAACCTCAATATCGGCACCAATACTACCAAGGGTCGCCCCTTCAAATTCAATAAAATAATATTGAGTGGGGTCGGTTACGTTTATTGGTAATACAGCTCGGGCATTCTGTCCTGTAAACTGAACATTATATGTATAAATATAGTCATATGTATACGCAGAAACTGGACGGGCATCGGATGCCACATGCGCCACGCCTATGCGCGTAGGAGCCCCCAGGCCCGTCGCAGTAATAGTAACCGAGTACGTACCGGGGTATGTAAACTGAAGATTTCCACCCTTTTTAGTATATGATATGAAGGAACTTACTCCGATAACATTTGAAAAATTTTGAAATTGAATATATGCTGGAGCTGAGAACTGATTACCATTTCCTGGAAGTACGACAGCGACTCCCCCACCAACTGCCTGTGCGGCTGAGGAGGCGCTGGGTCCAACAAAAAGCAGAGAGTTGGATGCGTTCGTGGTAGCTGATGCACTATAGGGTTTCCAGCCAGATTGAGCAACTGTAAAGTCGACTGACTGTGGGTACGGTGCGCTAAAATTCCAGAATGTCGCTGGCTGGCTACCTATAGTCCCCGTACTGGAAAATCCATTAGGATCAAGCCCCCAGAAAACACCTATAGTAGATACATGATTTGAATATACTGCCACACTCGAAACTCCGCTCTTGATCTGAAACTGGCCAAGCGAGGAGCTGTATGAAACATACTGAGAGAGGTCCGTTCCTATCCATGAAGGAGATGGTGGAGGTGTGATGAAGAAAGTCTGGACTCCTGCCGAGGTATAAATAGGAGTCGCGCTGCCATTTATAAAAAGATAGGGCTGGGGATTCATATTCTGAACAGGCTGATTCCATTGATATTGGGTACTTTTTGGGTAAATCTGGGGTAAAGTAACCGCCAAAGTCGCAGATTGGATCATGTCACCTTTGAAAGGAATTCTGCAGATGGCCTGACTTCCCCATTTAATTAATCGATTTTGAAAAGGAATGTTAAATGACTGAACACTAAAAGGAGTGTGGCGCCTGTAAACCCCCCTGAAGTATGTAATTTGCGGGGCCCCTGTGAGGTAAGCATCTTGCATTCCGAGAGCGGCGAGTTGTACCTCTCCTGCACTCATTCTACTAACTTGCTTGGAAAAAAGGATGGGAAAACCAGTGCGCTCCCCAGGATATCCAAATATGTAGCCATCTTACAGGATGACGATTCAGTTGAGGAAATTCGACCCCAGAACAATGGCGGATGATAAAGTCTGTATTTTTATCGGTAAGCGCGGGACGGGGAAGACGAGTCTCGTCACGGATATCCTGTGGCAAAAGAGGCACCTGCCAGCTGGAATAGCAATGTCTGGTACTGAGGAAGGGAATGGGCATTATCGTCAGTTTATTCCTGATCTTTTCGTGTATGGAGAATACAACAAGTCGGCAATAGAGAAGATTATAGATAGACAAAAGAGAAATATAGCTGCAGGAAAGGTGTCTCCAGTATTCATCCTCATGGACGACTGTATGTACGACAGGGCTTTTATGAGAGACTCGTGCATCCGTCAGCTCTTTATGAATGGACGTCACTGGAAGATATTCTTCATGATGACTACTCAGTACTGCATGGATATGACACCTATGATTCGGACCAACGTGGACTATGTCTTTGTGCTACGTGACAATGTTCGTCAGAATCGTGAAAATCTTTACAAAGCTTTTTTTGGAGTTTTCCCAACCTTTGACCAGTTCTGTCAGGTGATGGATGCATGCACAGAAAACTACGAGTGTCTTGTTCTAGACAACACTTCTAAAAGTAATGATGTGCAGAATTGTGTATTTTATTACAAGGCGACTCTGAGGAAAAATTTTAGGTGTGGCTCGGCCGCCCTATGGGATTTTCATAAGAGGCACTATAATCCCAAACACGGATTGGCTGGTTCAAAGCCAGGAGGGCTAACCAGGAAGACTGGTTCTACTATAGTCGTCAAAAAGGTCTGAACCTGCGCTCACGCCATCTTTAAAATTTAGAAGACAACCATAAATGGAGCCATACGACGCAAATGGTTCTACTGATATATCTTCGGTTATACCCCAAGGTCTGCTTGAGGAGCCGCTGAATCCGCCCGAAAAAAACGTTGGAGAATCTCAAATGGCGGAGTTCTCAACGTCACTTGACGAGATAGTTCCACCCGGGCCATCCATGCAGATGCAGAACATGGCAATGGGCCAAGTGCCTCCCCCATCCGCACCCATCCAGCAGCAAGCCCCAGCTCATAATGGAAAGATCCCATTCAACCTGACTCCCGAGCAGTACATGGCAGCCCTGGCTGGCCTGGCGGCAGTAGTGGCTGGGTCCAAGCAAGTCCAGGAACGGATAGGGTCTTTCTTCCCAAACATCGAGGAGGGTTCAATGACGGCTATGCTCATCACGGCCCTCGTGGCGGCCCTGGTTTTCTATGCAGCTCAGAAGTTCTTATAAAGAAATAAACTCAAATATTTCTATGACTTCTGATAAATACATACGTCACATAGAAACTTCATTAAATAATGCATTTTCACAGAAATCCAAAGTTGTTCCGGAAATTCTAGAAATGGAGGGAATGTCTGGCCGTCTCACTCGGCACCTTTATAATAATTTACTTGGCATGGATGATGCAAGATATCTGGAGATTGGCGTATGGCTGGGTTCCTCAACGTGTGCAGCCATGTGTGGTAATCGGGCCAGCGTTGTTTGTATTGATAATTGGTCTGAATTTGGCAAGGCCAAAGAATCTTTCATGAATAGTTTTAATAAATATAAAGGTCAAAATAACGCGATTTTTATAGAAGACGATTGTTTTAATGTGGATGCATCAACACTTCCAAAGTTTAATATATATTTATATGATGGAAATCATGAGAAAGAGTATCATTACAAAGCGCTTTCTCACTATTACAATTGTCTAGATGATATTTTTATTTATATTGTTGATGACTGGAATTGGCTCCATGTGCGAGAAGGTACAATGGATGCAATTAGACATTTAAACTTGAATATATTGTGGGGCCGTGAAATTAAGACAACGGACGATGATACGCATCCGCCGTGGGGAAGTCCCGACCAATTGGCGTGGCACAATGGATGTTTTATAGCCGTAATTTTGAAGGAACCTAGGGCCTAATATTCTCGCCACAGTAGGGTCCTACATTGCCCATAGTATACAGCCCGTGCTCTGAGCAGTACTGCTTGAAATCTTTAAAGTTTTTCCAAAAATTGGACGAGTGCTCGTATTCCGAAACGGACGAGTGACACAGCTCGTGAATGAGAACATGCATTGCTGTATTGACCCTGGTTTCTGGGTCAATACTCGGATCCATATCCATACATATATAAATCTCATACCCCTTGTTTACATTGAAACCTATAGCCCCCTTGGACTTGTTCCAGCCATTCATGGCTGTGAGTATAACGCGACGCTTGATAGGCTCCCACCGCGGGTCAAGATTCGGGTCATTCTGCAGTATCCAAAGGAGCCGATCATAACGCCCCTTGAGTTTTGTCAGGAGGGGCGGTTGGTCGTTGAGGGCAAGGACCGCCACGAGAAGCCCAAAGAGCAGTATGGCTACAACGCCCTTCATCTACTCTTACGCAGACAAAATTTAGTATACAAATCCGAAATGAGACCATTAGGCCTGGGGATCATGGGCTCCCACATCAGCACCTCAAAGCCAAGACGGTCAAGAAACACCGGCCCGTCTAGCATGGGCTCTTCGCGAGGACCATCTGCATAGAAGGGGCCATCAGCCAGGTTTACCCATAGGCGGTCTTTCCGAATCTCGAGGGTATTACCAAGGCGGTCCTTCCATGGCTGTCCGTTTGTGAGCATCTCTGCCCGTGCTTTTTCAGGAACAATGCCTAGAAGGAGACCGCCTGGTGCCAGAACACGTCTAATGGCTTCCAAAGACTCTTCATACGAGTCGACTATATAATGTAGTGAAAAATTGTAGCACACCACGTCAAAGGGCCCTTCTACACTGCGAACATCTCCAGGACCGATAATTTCGACTTGGCTATTGTTTTCCAGAGCTCGAATGCGCGCCTCTATCAGAGAATCTCCGTCAGGATCAATAGCCACAACTTTTCGCGCCTGGCTCTTCTTCCACTTGTGGAGATCCCCGCCTCGGCCGCATCCGCAGTCCAGGACAAGATCCCCAGGGCTTACATAATTGTATATGACATCTCCTTTGCACTTGTTGTGCAGTTTGCGCATCTCCTGCGTCATTTTACTTAAAAACAAAACGCTTGTTACTTTTAAATGGGTTCTCTCGAGCCAGACTATCTTACGATCCCAGGCCAACTCTTTGCGTGCATCTCGTTCGTTGGTCCCGACCAGCCCCAGAAGAATGACCTTCTGGGAATGAAGATTCGCGGGTGTTTTCCGACGCGCGACGAGGCCGCCAGCCACGCCAAGCGCCTCCAAAGGGAGGACGGTCTGGTGGACATCTACGTCGTTGATATGTACAAGTGGCTTTTAATTCCTCCGAATCGCGATCAGATCGAGAATGTCCACTATGCTAATGAGAAGCTCGAGGAGATTATGGTCAAGTATCGCGAGAACCAGTCTCAGGCGGCGGCAATGTTTGAGAAGCGCAAGCGCGACATGATGGCCAAGCCTCTGGAGGGCCCTTATCCTTACGCGGATCCATCTGATGAGAACTCGATTTACTACAACCGACCAGACGTGCCACCCATTCCTCATCCTGCGGATATTTTCGACAAGCTCAAGGAGGAGTTTCCAGAGAAGGATGAGGAGGTCCTGCGGCGTATGGCCGCCGCAGAGGTGAGCTTGGAGATTGCCAAGCGCAAAAAGGAGGATGAGGAGCGTCGCGTGGCTGGCGCCGAGAACCCAGAACTCCAGTCAAAGAATACAAAGGATGGGGACCTGGTGGTTCCTATAAACGAGGTGGCTCCTGAACCAGCATTTAAATTCTAAGTGAATTAATAGATGTGGCTCACTATTATAAGTTTGGCCATAGTCCTATGGCTACTTTCAACGGCTTACGGAGTCTTGCCAATGCTCAAGGCGCCCTCTTGGGACAATCCTTTCGCAAAACCCCCATATTATGACTATGATTATATGAAAGAAGTAACAGATTCTACTTTCCGCGAAGGTGCGTGGGTAGGTTTTCTTCAGGAGGATGTGTACAAAAATAGAACTGGACCAATCGGGGAGTTCGTTGGTAACGACTCTCCTATTGATAAGGCGCCCCTGTATTTAATTACTGCTTAGTAAAGTGTCGCGAACTTTACTTTCCGTGAATGACCATAGGTCTCATCGTCATCAAGACTCCCATGACGATTACTCCTATCGCAATACCTATAATTAACTTGTTATCAACAAAGTTGTTATTTTTTTCCTCGAACTGGAACCTTGGTTGGTACCTTGCGGGCGGGGGCTCCAGGGGCGGCTCTGGATCCAGCCACTGCGGCGTGTACTCCACTGGAGGCGGTGGAATCTGAGTCTGATCCTGATCCATTATCACTCTCGTCACTCTCGTCTCTATCTGGAACAACAAAGCCATCGAGATCGCTGTCATCTTCTGCATCCAACTCGGAGTCACTGTACTCTATACCCGATTCAATCTCAGACTCGTCTTCATCATAATCATCACTTCCATAATCATCCTCAACTTTCTCTACAGGCTCGTAGCGAACTGGCGCACGTACAGCGCGGCCATAACGTGTTCGAACATTAGGCGCGACGGTGTCCTCCAAGGGAGTCGAATTTGGGGCTACGTCCAATGGGGTTGACATCTATGGTATACATGGGCTTGGAATCGTTTAAGTAAAGCGTCTGCGGCTTATCTGGGATGACTTCATTCAAATATCTTGGCCTAAACACTGTTCCATTTGTCACTGCCCGCTGATTCAGAAGAACCTCTCCTTCATATCCCAAACGGTCTGCTAGTTCATTTACCTCGTCTGTAAAATTTGTATTCATAAGACCCAGATTTCGCGCATGATCCACCGCTCTATAGAGAGGTCCTGGCTCTAATTCCTTGTCAAACTCTCGGAGGCTCGTCCGAAACAACATCCATTCGTCTGGATCCAGCCCCGAGTACTTGTGGAACTTCTGTTCGAAGACCAGGAAACGTCCCGCGCCAGGTCGGGGGAAGAAGATCCACAAGACTAGTACGAGCAGGAGTATCCACACAAACAGATTCATTACTAATAGATGGCGGGAGAAAATGCTCACGGCCAGAAAACTCGAGACACTCTTCATTAAGGCATCTCTGGACTATACTTTTGCCATTTATGTAAAACCAAACATGATTTGACTTGTGTGCGGCTTTGATGCGCTCGCACCACTTGGAGTCGGTCTCCACACAGAGACCCTTTCCCTCCCCCTTCTTTGTTCTTCTAATTGCCCTGACCCTGGAGTTTTCCTGCCCATCCATATGGTTCTGAATAAACTCCTCGAGACGCGTAGAATCCGTAGAGAAAGAAGCCGCCTTTGGTCTCCCAGGCTCTCCTCCAGTTGTGCGTACCGAAAAAAGCTTGAGAGCATCGAGACATGGCGCCGCATTTAGAACTTTTCCGTCTGGGATAGAACGCCAAGGGACATAGGAGCCATTTACCCCTTTTTTCATTGACCACAAGCAGCGAAGACCAGCCCCTCTGTACACACTGGCATCTATTGTCTCTGTCCAGTGTTCCTCCTCGAGTTCCATGAGTATCTGCGTTCGTAAGGAGATGGCTTCTGACTTGGTGACCACGAGATCAGGCCAATGCATGTGTATACCAGACTTGACTTGACCCTTGTCTTCTCTGGCAGGAGCCCTAGCCACTAAACACCGCCCGCCTTCCGTAACCGCATTGTAAATCTTCCTACAAAGTTCTAGAGCTTCTTCGTCTAGAAGAGCATACTCTGCACGGTAGTCAATATCAACAAAAAAACGGAACTTTTCAGTTTTTTGTTCGACGACATAGAGTTTCTTACCACATGCGAGATCGGAAAGGTAAGCCCTCCAAAACTCGTCAATATCCCTGTCTGAAACGTAAAGCTGACCACCATTCATTAGAACATGGGTCGGAGTCTGGTCATCTTTACGATTCCATTTTAGAATTTGCATCTTGTTATTATAGAGGCCCTGGTCTCTAAGACTTCCACCCAAAAAAGTCGTCAAAGGCGGTGCGAGTCTTCTGAGGAGGCTCAACCTCCGCGACGGGCGCCTCCTCTTGTTTGGCAGACTCGCGCTTCTCCTCTTCAACCTCAATAAAATGATAAATTTGCTGAATAGAATACTTTAGAAATTCTGACGGGGGAGTGGAGTCATCACCACGGAGATTCAAAAGGCGGACAATGAGCTGGTCCTTCTTTTGAGTCATTTTATAAACTATTTATTTTTTTATTTTTTTATTTTAACCCATGATGTTGCCGAATGGAGACTTGAGGCCATCGAACATGTTCGACTGAGTTCCATAGAAAAACACAGCAAACATCATGCCAGGATACGTTCCCTGAAAAGTTCCAGTGAAAGTCTCAGCCATTCCTGAATATATTACAAAAGTTATTAATGCAAGGGTAAACAACTGTAAAAGGGCCCATAGAAACTTTTTCCATTTTGAAGTCATTTTTTGAAAAACAATACCAAACATTGCGTTTACACTCAGGCCCAACACGAGACCGAGAAGTGCAAGAATCATCATGGACCACATCTCCCTTTTGAATGAATGAGATTGTCCATTGTTCCCGAGTTTGTTACCAGTGCTAAGACCAGCCCTACCAAACATCTCAGTCCACTTTGGAGGGGCGAGGGCCTCCTTTATTTTGTTCAGAGTACTAGGAGTCTGTGGAGGGATTGGCGCCTGCATCTACTAAGGACGGATAAAAAAAGGTTGTTTTTCAGGTTTTGCCAGAAACTTTTGAAACTGAGGGTTCCTGAGAACATGTGTTCGTATCATGTCCCATAGGTCACGACGGCCCGTGATTCCTTCGAGGGTATCAAACTCGCACGAATCATTCTCATCATAATTCTTTCGGAATGGAACCTGGCGTCCATCCATCTTGGCCTTTTCCTCATTGAACCGCGTGACTATGTGACTCTGCTCAGTCTCCGACATAGGGACGTCAAAGACGTACACGTGATACACGTTATTCACCCCTTCCGAGTCTTTGAAGGAAAAACTGAAATAGGAATATGTTCCCTTTTTCAGATTTATGATCCCACGAGTCTCCTCTTCTAGCTCGCGAACTGCACAGCGTAAAGGGTTGAAGATTTCACGGCGGCGGCACCCGCCCGTTACAAATGTCCATTCTTTGTATCTTCGGTCGTGGACCAGTAGAAACTTGGTAGGCCCGTTTATGGAACTGCTTACCGGTATTGCTATACTCTTATGTCTTTCGTGCGGAAGGTCGTTCCGCCTCGGTGATGGATCCATCACGCTCTACTACTGGGCTGTCAAAATAATTGGCCAGGTTACGCGAGCCAGGTTCGTAACTAATCAAAAACACGAGACCCAGGAGGAGGATCCAGGGCCAGAGCTGCATCCTTAGTATCCATCGAAGAAAAGATGTTCAAAAGTAATTTCGCGTTCTGGTTCCTGATGAAGCCAGTGATCTATACGAGTTTTGGGATGGGTACATTTCTTTATGTAAAAAAATTAATTAGCGTAAAGGACCGAGCCCATGCCCTTCTGGAGACGGAGGACGTTGTAGTTGACTGCGTATAGGTAGGGGGTTCCTCCTACATACCCGGGCGTCCCCACTCCCGCTGCAGTATTGGGCTGTACAAGAGTCAGTCCTTGCAGACCGTTCGTCAGACCGTTAGGGACGACCAGGCGGTACGTGTCGAGCCGAGAGAAGTTGAGGGTTCCAGTCGGCTGAAGCTTGGAGGTGTCGAGGCAGTAAGGTATGATCAGGATCGGGGTCTCGGCTCCGTTGGCGTTATATCCCCAGGGCGTGTGGTAGTACTGGTTGGTGTCGGTCCAGCAAGGAAGCGGCCGCGACTCGCCGACATCCACGCCGTTGATCTGGACCTTGAGAGCGTAGTTGGCCGCCGTGGCCGAGTTATTGCCAAAACTTGAAGTAGTAGAACCCGAATATTGAGAACCATATTGAACACACTGGAAGGCTAGAAACTTCACTGGCTGAGCCAGGGCGAGCTCCTGTACGGCGTTGTTGCCGATGGGAACCCGTTGTACCTGAGTAATCAGGAGGTCGTGCGTCGCCTGGGCGAAATACTCGCGCTCAGCCTGGTCGAGATACACAAAGTTACACCAGCACTGATAGCTCAGAGAAGAATAAGGAGTGGTTACTCCATTAATTGTAAAAGGGTTGTTATTCGTTGGGCCCAGAGTTCCGTTGAGTGATGATGCCCACGTGATGCGAATCTCCACATCGTGGTACTGGAGGGCCACGAGGGGCAGGCTCACGGACCAGTCCTTGCAGAAGAAGAACTTCAAGGGATAAAAGTTGGACCTCTTATTTCCTGGTTTCGTTGACCAATCCAGAGATCCACCAGTATTCAAGTAGCGCTGGGACCAGTTCGAAGCTCCCACGCACGGCTCGACATCCAGATCGTAATTCACATCGTGAAGATCGATCATCTGGCCGCCGATGATGAGCTCGATGCGATCAATCACCTGGGTCCAATCTAGATTGGGAACCTGGGCTCCGTTGGTATCACGTGCCGTCAGGTACATGTATGACAAGAGGTCACCCTTCTTCTCGATACGGATAGTTGAGATGGACCCTGGGAAAGGAATACCCTGAATAGTCTGACGCTCTGGGGCTGCCGCATAGTGAGTGTAGCGCTTATAGTTGGAACGGAAGAAGGAAATTTCAGGTTTGCCCGAAAGCCATGTATCCTGGGCGCCGATGGCGACGAGCTGGACAATTCCTCCACTCATTTAATAAGTACATCTAGTTTTTTCACACAGTAGCCCACGCGGGAATTGCCAAGGGGTTATTAACGACCTGGTTCCGGGCAATATTGAGATTGCGTTGAGATGCCATCGGGTTTGGCTCACTCTTATTGTTGTTGAGGTTCCAGTTATCTGCTGGCTTGTATGGCCCAGCGCCACCTGCAGCGTGGATATCCATTGGTCCTGGACGTTGAGGAATCGACTCGGCGCGTACACGAGTCGCCGCCCCATTTGCCCCCTGGGGATTTGCTCGTACATTCATCCTTCCTCCATTTCCAGCCCGATCTGGATTCACACGGTTTCCAGTCGAGTGGGGGAGACTAGTGTCCATCACATTGGGATTATATGCCTGATAAACTGCAGCATACTGACCTGGGCCCATCTCGAGCCCATCTCCAGAACGCATTCCAGTCTCCTGTCGAATGGTCGTCTTCCGAGTCTTGATCTGGTCTGGGCGACCCTCTGGAGCACGGATAATTCCCTGGCCCTGGCCGCTGTTCTGGGCAGGAGGGCGTGTCCATGTCTTCGTCACCTTTGCCTGGTGGCTCATCTGGCCGTTAATAAGACCTTTCCCTGCAAATTCCACACCTCCACTTGGCACGAAATAACTCGCTGGGCCCTCGCCACCTGGAAGAGTAACCAGCTTCTCTTCATTCACGTTATTGGGAAGAGCTCGGAAGAACTGCTGGAATCCTCCAATGGCAGGGACATTCGGAGCAGCGCCGAGGCCAGGTCCCACATGAACCCGTTCCATTGGCTGGAGGTTATTCATCTTGTTCGTAACATTCTCGCGGTCATACAAGTCATAGACTGGCTGCCCATGAGGATACCTGTTGGCCATAGGGGAATAGTCCTGAAGAGATGGCACGGCCTCTTTGGGAGGGAGATAGGCATCGCCTATCCGACGCCCGAAAAAAGGGTTGATGGGACGAAGACCAAACGCGTCAGCCTGCATTCCAGGAGCAGCGGCTACCAAATCGACATCCTTTCGCGTCACCTGATGAGGGGTTGTCATAATGGGTACAGTGGTTGCAGGAGCAGGTTCAGACTCGCTGAATCTCTGACCCGCAAACACAAGACCGACTATTGCTGCTAGAGCCAATGGGTCCATATTACTTTTAGTTTATATTTTAACCCACGTACTTCACCTTGCCTGGACCAGACATTGCTGACCATGGTGTTGGGCGAAGATTGAGGTATGGTACGACCGTCGGATTGCGCTGGTTAAAACGGCTGTTCTGGTCGTTGCTATAGGTGCTGATAGGGTCAAATAGACGAACTGGGAAAGGATCCCCGCCAATGTACAGGTTCGGGAAGTCGTATGGTGTCTCGCAGTACTGGTTCTTCCATGTCGAGGTTGACTGCGAGCGAAGGCGGTCATCCACCTTGACAACATCCGCAAGCATGATTTGCGCCGGCCCCTGCCATATTCGAGGCTGGAGCATCATACGATCCGTCATAATGTTTCGGCCCATTACTGTTTGTAGAGGTTTTATTTTCCAAGTGCGAAGCACTTGCTCCTCTCGGGGCGAGAATATTACATATTCCCTTAACGCCCATTACCTGCACGCATCTGGGGACGCTCTGGGAAGTGGAAGCGGGCGCTCTCCATATTGGCCACACCAGACCCATCCTTGGCAAAGGGGGCGAACTTTGCTCCAAAAGCACCCTCTGCGAATGCGTTCTGATCATTTGGTATGGTCGTGCTGGGCGGGGTGTAAAAGTTACGCTGTGCTTCCTTCTTATTCTCGAAAGGGTGAATAAAATCCCAAACAGCTTCATTCTGAGGCTCGACGCTTGCAGACCAGGCTGCTGGGGGGCGGTCAGGATCATCTACATAGTCCGTCATAAGAACATTACCCATAGGGTTGTCAATAGTCGGCATGGTCACGGCGTCACGGGCCCAGTACGGGGCACGACCCTCCGTCTGGGCAGGGCGAATCTTTCCATCAGGAATCTGGTTATTTGTATACAAAAAGTATAGGACCGCGAGGACAAGGATACCCAGGGCAAGTATACGAGCATCACGCTTGATGAGGTAAAGAATACTCATCGCATAAACGACAAAACGGGTTGTAGCCGCTACCCTATCTTTGGCCGACTGAAAGGATGTTGGCCAAAACTCACGAAGTTTGTCCTTGCGAAATATCTCGTTAGGATCCATCTACTATTTACTTCTTACTTTTTTTCTGGCGGGAACCGCTAGTCACTCTGCGCTGAGGCTGGGGCGGCGTCAGTCCAGGAAAGCCTCCGCCGCCCATCATACCAGATAGAAGCCCACTTAGCGCCGAGGGGTCAAAGGCTCCGCTCTCGGCGCACTTCTTCGCCGCAGCCTCAATGGCTGATAGCGTCTCAGGAGGGAACATTGACAAAGTCATACCGATCATGTACATTCCGTTCAAATGGTTCCAAATAGCCTGTTTGGTCTGGTCGGATGCACCATCCCATACTGGCGTAAAAGTTAGTTGCTTGATGAAGGCGGGGTCACGGGTAGTAAGACCCTTGACATCTAGCTTCATAAAGGACTCGAGTGGACCACGGACCGAAGACTCGCGAGCAGTCACAAACTCCACCTTGAAAGCTTTTACAGACTCGTCGTCTGGGAAGGCACCCTCAAGATCACCGATAAAGTCAGAGTATAGCTCGTTAAATGCATCCAGGGAACTCATTTAATAAAGGGTTTGCTTTACTTTTAACTAAATGAGCGCAGGAGCACTTGATACAGAAACAAATGAATATGTTCTCCCTCGTGATGCCCTGAAGGAAAGGAGGTATCACTGCGTGGACTGTGGAGACCGCGTCATACCCAGGCAGGGAGACGTCCGTGTACACCACTTTGCCCATCATGTAAAAAATAATTGTACATATTTTGAACACCCTAACGAAAGTCAGGTACACAAGGACGCCAAGTATCGCCTGGCCGAAATGTTAAAACAAAAGAAAAAAATAAAAATTTCAAGATTTTGTAAAGTCAATAATTGTTCACAATTTACTGAAGGGGCAGGAGGTAGAGAAATATTTAATATTATTCACAAAGATGATGACGAGGTCAAAGTAGAATTCAGGGGACCGGGTGGATCTTACGTAGCAGATGTGGCTTTAGTGAATGGAGGAAAACCTAGATATATTTTTGAAATAAAATATACTCATGCGACAACCACTGAACGACCTGAGCCATGGTTTGAAATAAATGCGAAAGATTATGAAACGCAAGACTTGCGTTGTATCCGTGACGGAAAATGTGATATATGTAAAAAATTTGACCAAATCGAATATTTATGGGAATCTGTACTTCCTAAAATATACCCAAGACATGCAAAATATAATTGGGAGCAGTATCGCAACTGTGTGATATGTAATAAAAGGAATTATTCCCCTGTTAAAATACCGTATTTTTTTCACGTAGCCTTGTGTAAGAAATGTTTCATAAATGAAGATTGGGGTATTATGAAACAGCTTCCAATCTTTCCTTCAGATATTCCAAAAAAATGTTTATTAGATGACTAGAACGGCTCCAAACTCACAGACTCTCTATGTCCAGAACCTTGTGCAACTATGAAGTATACGAGAATCGCCACAAGCACGGCAGGCTTGGCGTACTCCGAGTTTGGCGCGGACGCCTTTCCGTTCAACTTGTTCTTGCCCATGAGATAAATAACAGTAACTATGGCCGCCAGAGCGGCGGCGCTAATTGGCTGACGAAGGTACTGATCCATTCTTATTGTTGAGCAGGATTTTTCATAGTCTCTGGCGCGCTAGGAAAGAGCTCCTCCTTGTGGGGCGTTTGGTTAATTGGTGTGACGTTTATAGTCTTTGAACCTCCAGGGGTCTCGTCGGGGTTAGGCAGCTCCGTCGCATCGAGGGGTGTTCCAGCTGGTGGCGGCCCCTCGGAAGCCTCAAGAGCCGCGTCCATATCGGGCTCCTGGTGAGTATCCTGAATAAGGTCCTCTCCGGGCTCCTCCTCGGGCTCTTCATCTTCCCCCATGTTGAAATCATCAATATTCTTTGGAAAATAGTTGTCCATGATGGCTTCGAGTGGAACTAAATTCTCGATAGTCTCGCGGATGCACTTGGTGAAGCGCTTCGTCAGGTCCTCGCGACGCTCGCTCATAGTCTTTTCATCCGTGATAATGTATGGGTCCTCGTAGAGATCCCGGGCGCACTCGATAAAAGACGTGTGGACGAACACGTCATTGCTCGGCAACTTTAAATTTATTTTCTTTGAATTTTTATCGATTCTGATCGCACTCAGTATCTTTACGTGTATGACGAA